ATTTAAAATTTTCTGGAATAAAAGAAAACTTTCTGTTTGCATGGTTACCTTTTGCTAACATTGAAAAATATTGTTCAACTGCTGATTTAACCATTGGTAATGCATCATGTCCTTTACCATAAATAAATTTAGTATTTACACTTCCAACTGTTCCTATCTCTGGGTTTGTTACAATATATCCTAAGAAATCAACACCATCACAATAAAGAACCGTATCTTGTGGGCCGTAACCTAAATCTATTTGTCCTAACTTAATAGCATTTTGTTTGTCGATATTAGGTATCATTAATGATAATTCGTCGACAACATCAATTTCACCTTCAACATAACCACCTTTTAATTCAATAAAACCATATCCAAGTTTTCTAACTTCATTTTTTAATGTAACATAAGCTTTTGTTTTTTCATCTTCACTCATAGCTGAACGAGAAAGGCTAATCATAGCAAAAGGTCTTCTATTCTCCACATGTTGCCATAATCTTGACAATCTTGTTTCTCCTAAGAATTTTACCTTATCGATAAACTCTCTTATTTCTAATGTTTCGTTATTCATGTTAATTTACTTTTTTTCTATTTCGGTACAAAAGTACTACTTTAATTCATTATAACAAAATTTTAAACATTAAAAAATGTTAAAGACCAATAGTTTTATTTTTAAAATCATCTTTTATTTCAATATCATCATAATATTGTGACGCTACTTTACCAATCCCTCTAAAAAAGTCACTTAATTGTATTTCCACGAGTTTTATAAAATGATTTTTAAATGCATTTGTGCCTGGTTGATTAATTGTTTTTTTAAATGTTTGTGTTTTAAAAATGTCCCATTCATCTTCACCCATTTTGATTATTTGTGGTAAATACTCATCTTTTATTTTAGTATAATACTCATAAGCACTTGTTTCTTTAATATCGTTTGAAAAATTTTTTCTTAAAGAACCAATTCTTTCAAGATCTCCATAAACACCAGCTAAGTTTGCGTGAAATTCGGTTTTATTTAATAAATAGTAATTTATGAATTTAAACGGTTCATTATTATGTTTAGAAACAATGTCGTAATTAGTTAAAGACATATCTTGCATTAAATTACCACCTTTTTTTATTTTTTTAAAATTTTCATAGGCGTGAGTAAATTCATGATATAAAGAACTCTGTAAATTTTCATATACTAATTCTTCATCTATTGAAAATCCCAGAAGTGTTATTTTTAAATCTTCTAATTTACCGCTTGGAGTTAACTTATCAAACTTAGATGCTGAATATAATCCAGACCTAACACCTTTTATTTCATCAACCCCTATTTTCACTGAATCTTCTTTGGTTACATCTACTATTGTAATACCTATATGTTTATTTTCAATCCAAGATAAACCTTTTAAAAATTCATTTGGTATTTTATAAAAATATTTTCGTGCCTTAAAAGATTGTCCGTTTTTTAAAGTAAGTGTATATGGTGTGTAATTAATATCCATTTTTAAACTTCTATTTATATAATTTAAAATTGGAGATATTAATTGTTTATAATCAGAGAACATACCTCGTTCTTCGACTATTCTTATTATTTTATGTTCTAATAAGGTTGTACTAACTATATTTGAAATATATTCTCTAAGTGTGTTTTTATTTTCCATTGTTTTAAAATTTGAGACAAAAGTACTACATTATTTTAGAACAACAAAATTTTAAACATTAAAAAATGTTAAATTATTATTTTTGTTTAATTCTAATAATTTTTTCAGTGCTTTTTGTTATATCAATTATGCTATCTTTATATGATATGTAGCTAATAACGATATTTTTATTTATATCTACATATACCTCACCGTCTAAATTGGTATATTTTTTATTTTTACCATTAATTACGGTAACACCACATAATTTTTCTTTATTATTGTTATCTACAATTATTAGTTTAACAATATTGTTTTCAACAGAATTTTTTGAAAACGTTTTTAAGTTGACGTTTAACCCAAAAATAATAAAAAGTAAAATAATTTTTTTCATGTTCATTTGTTTTTAAAATACGTATATTTTTTTCAACAAATGTACTATTAATATATTGTATAATTCAAGAACAGGCGTAAATTTAATTAAAATGAAATTGTTATGTTTTTATTTTGTAATTGTTGTTTCAAAATTGTTAAAATTTTATGCTATCATCCACCCTCTAACTGGTTGGTAACTTTTAATTTTAGCTAATGATTCAGCCATTTCCGCCTGTGTTTTTAATTGTGCTGCTGGCATTAGTCTTGTTAGTCTATCTGTTAATTCTGTTAATACCTTTTCTTTCTCTGCTTTTCCTTGTTCATGTAGCATTGCATAATCCAATTGCATTTCAGCATCCATGATAGATATTTTACCAGAAGCATAACCTCTAATATTACCAACCAAAATTTTAGCTTCGGCTATTAATAATTCTCTGACAGTAACTTTAGATGGTTCGTTCAACAAGTGAAAGCTTTTAGCTTCATCCATTGGAACAACATCTGGTGTTAATATAACGTCTGGATTTTGTATTCTACAATCTTCGGCATCTTGTTTGGTGTTTGTTTCATAATAATAATAGTATACGTGTCTTCCAACCGTTGACCACATTTGACTTCCAGTATCTGTTATTTTATAGCCACCAAAATTTAATTTAGACCCAGGTGTTGATAATAAGTGTAAAATTCTAGTTCCGTTTGGTCCAGCCGTTACATTATATGTTAAATCTGATTTAATAAAATCTTGTTTGTAAGCTAAATCGGTTGCTAACAATGCTGAATCATATGCATTCATCATAAAACCACCGCCGTAAGCCGAACCGCCCATCATACCCATTTGAGCAAATCCTGGCAACATACCAGCACCGCCACCCATATCAACACCACCAACCATTGCCATAACACCTATATTAGTAGTTGTAGGTGTAAACCACATTACTTTGGATATTTCTCTACCAGCTGGTATAATATAATTTTGTTTACCTTCTTCAAGCGTAATAAATCCTTCTTTTAATTCCCACGGACCTCTTTGTTGTAAACTAACATCTTTTGAAAACCAATAAGACCACTCTTTTGCATAATCAAACGTTCTTGTACTTAATAAAAAAGCCATATCATTTTGTGAAATACTTTTGTTATTCAATGATGACCATTGTGATTCAATTAAAAAATTTTGAATAACCTTGTTATGATCTTCCAAACACATTTCTAATAACGTGCAAAGCATATCATCATCTAATTGAACTGGACGCACTGGCGCACCAAGTTTAACTCGAACTTGTTTAAATAATTTTATTGTTTTATCATCTAAATTAGCCATATTTGTGGATTTTTTAATATAAATAGTAGATTTTAAAGTTTTTTTAATGAAAATTGTTGTTTATTTAAAAAAATAATAGTACATTTGTAAAAATATTTGAATTTTAAACTATTTATAATAAAACCGTACATCTCACAACATATGGTTTTTATTTTAAAGATAAAATATAATACCCTCTTTTGGTAAGGATGAAGTGAGATGCATCTAAACTAATTGGGGGTTATTTTTTTAAAAAATTTGTATAACAATATGGGTAGAGCACCTAATCGAAAATTGTCTTTTGAAAAAAGGCAAGAAATACTTGCGAAAGTTAGTGATAAAACAATACTAATAGATGAATTTAAACACCCAGAAACTGGTAAGTATTGGTGTACTTTTAAATGTCAATGTGGAAATGTGTCAACTAAAAATTGGAATGATTTACAAAGCGGAAGTGTTCGTTGTGAAAGTTGTCAGGTTAATAAAACGTTAACCTTTGAGGAAAGAGTCGAAATGTTAAAAGAACGAAATCCAGAAGTTATTTTATTGTCTGTTAAACGCGACGATAAACGTTGTCGTTACGATTGTGAATTTAAAACAACATTTGATGATACAATAAAAGTTCGCGAATGGACTAATTTAATATCAAAACATAAGGTTTTGGCAAATCCGTTATTAAAAAAAGAAGAATCTTTTGAAGATAAAAAACGTTTTTTAATTGAAAACAGATCTGATTTTGAATTGATTGACACATTTACCAAAGGTGAGAGGGATATAAGATATTATCATTATAAATGTCGTTGTGGTAATATATCTACAGGTAAATGGTCTCAAATATTGAACGGTAAAAATTGTATGAAATGTAAAGAAACTAATTTATATACAATTGAAGAAAAACAAAATATTTTAAATGAGAGAGGAATTAACACTAAAATAATTTCACAATTTGTAGATGATAGTGGGCATAGTGTTTGTAGGTATACTTGTTCTAATTGTGGTAAGGAACACGAAAAATTATGGGATTATATTCGATTGAGTAGCTTATGTGATGATTGTAATCCAAGAAAAAAATATACATTAGAGGATCGTCAAAAAATAATAGATGAAGTTAGTCCTGGCATTTTAATACTCGAAGAGTTTAAAAGAAATGGTGATTGGTGGATAAAATATAGATGTACTTGTGGCGAAGTTGCTGAAAAAACATGGGATCATCTTCGGGATGGTGCTAAGTGTATGTCTTGTTCTGGATTAAGAAGATATTCTTTGGAAGAAAGAATAACTGTTATTAAAGAAAAGAACCCAAATATAACTTTAATAGAAGATTTTGATGGTATTAATGGTAAACCATACTGTAAGTATATTTGTACTTGTGGGAAAGAAAAAATAGCGTCTTTTCAACATTTAAGGCTTGGAGGTACTTGTTCTGAGTGTGGTAAGAAAAAAATACAGGAAAAATTAAGCTTTACCAAAGGCGGGAAAGCCCACAGGTCTTCAGCCTGTGGGATGAAAGCCTCAACATTTGTCTTTTTGATTACCTATATATTTTTTAATATCATCTTCGTTTAATTCGCCAACGGATGATACGAAGTATCCATCCGAAAAGAAAGTTTTTTCTTTAAAATAAAACTTAGATAACTGTAATGGGAATAATTTCCATAAATGATATGTGGTGTTTTGTTTTAAACATCGGACAATAGAACTTATAGAAATATTAGGAGCATAAGAAATTAATAAATGTATATGGTTCTTATCCGTTTCCATAGTGTCTATAGTAAATTCTCTTTTATTCGAAATTTCATAAATTAAATCTTTAATCTTAAAATCAATTTCTTTGTTTTTAAATAATTGTTTTCGGTACTTCGTAACGAAAACAATGTGTGCTTTTAAATAATATTTTTTTCTGTTTTTAGATATATATTCCATAATTCTTTGTAAATATACTACGTTTATTCGGAATAACAAAATATTTTAACTTTTTTTATTAAATATCGAAAATAATTCGATTTTATTTTGTTCTTTTTTAAAAAATAAACTATTTATATTAAAATAATAAACTGTAGTGATTAAAACCTATACAATAAGACTTCTTCCAACAACGGAACAAATAGCAGAGATTGAAAATCTCGCTTTTGTTCGTAATTCGTTATGGAATTATCTTATAGGTTTAGAACAAGAATCTTACGAAAAAACAGGTTCTATTATTCATAACTATGAGTTAGATAGTAAAATTGTTAAAGTTAAAAAAGAGCTTGGGTTTGATTCGCTGAACGCAAAGGCGTGTCAGAGAATTTCTCAAGAAATTTTCTTTTCTTATCGGTCTTTCTTTAACCTTCTTAAAAAAGATAAAACAGCAAGACCACCACAGAAATTAGAAAAGGTAAATGAATTTCATACCATTGTATTTAATCAGTCGGGGTGGAGGTTTAAACCTAATAACATTATTATTGTAAATAAATTACCTTTATTATATAAAGCAAATTCAGTTCTCGGAGATTTAAAAGATTTAAATATTAAAGAAACAAGACTTAAATTTAAAAATAATAAATATCTTTTAGATATTTGTGTTGAATATCCCGATATTATACCCGAAACAACAACACGCAAGAACAAAGTTCTTGCCATTGATTTAGGTATTAAGAATTTAGGAACTGGGATAGACACTGATGGTAATGTAATTATCATTAAAAATCGCTCAGCGAGAATTAATAAGTATTTTAATAAGCAGATTAACAAAGTTAAATCTAAATTAAGTAAAAAAGAGAAATATTCTCGTTCTTACGAGAAACTTAACAAAGTTAAAATAAATTTATATAACAGAAAAAACTCACAGATAAAACAAGCTCTTCATATTCAGAGCAAAAAATTAGCGAATATGAATTACAAGGTAATTGTAATAGGAGATTTAACAGTTAAAAAACTGATGTCTACCGATGGTAAAAATTCGGGATACAAGCGTAAAAAATTAAGGAAATCCTTTGCGGAGGCGAACATCGCCATGTTCACGGATTTATTAATTTATAAGGTATTTTCTAATCATAACGAGATAGAGAAAATAGATGAACGCTGGACAACACAAACTAATTGTTTGACGGGTAAACTTTTAAAAGAAAAGGTAACATTGTCAGACAGAGAAGTTTTTTTAACAGATAAAATCAAGATAGACCGTGATTTAAATGGTTGTATAAATATATACAAGCGTTACGAAGAAAATCATCTTGCTCTAATGACGGAGCCATTGGCAATTGCTGATGTTGTTTGGAAGTTCAACCTTCTTAACGAACCACCCTTAATTGGGAAACCCACAGTTCTTTAGACTGTGGGAGGACGTCATATTAGAACAAGTTAAAGAAAAATTATTAAGCGTTAATAAAAATATTGAAATAATAGATGATAAATATATTAACAGCATGACATCGTTAAAATGTAATTGTTTAATATGTGGTACTAAATTTAATACGTATTGGAGTTCTATTAATAGTGGTAGTGGTTGTCCAAATTGTTCTGCAACGAAAGGTGAAAGAAAAGTGCAGATTTTTTTAAAGGATAATGATATTAGTTATGAGCAACAAAAAAAATTCAATGATTTATTTGGTATTAGCGGTAAACGAAAATTATCTTATGATTTTTTTCTCCCCGATTTTAATACACTTATTGAATATGATGGGGTGTTTCACTACGCACCTATGTCTAATCGAAAAAATATGGAAGAGGCTATTAAAATTTTTAAACGCCAACAAATACACGATCAAATGAAAAACAAATATGCTTCAAAAAACGATATAATATTAATTAGAATACCTTATACCGAATATGAAAATATTGAGGAGATATTAGCAGAAAAATTAAAAATATAATATAATACACCTACATTTTCATTGAAAAAAACACATTTATTTAAAAAACGAATGTGTTTTTTTTTATTTTAGCTATTTATTATTAATTAAATAGTTAAAAATGATAATTTCACCTAAACAAATATTAGAAGAATATTCTAAATGCTACCATGACAAAACACGTATATATATGATAGAAAATTATTTCTATACATTAGATGCGACGCAAGGTGGTATGGTCCCATTTAAATTATTCCCAAGACAAAAAGAGTTTTTAAAGAATTTAAGTGAAAATATAGACAATGTTGTTGGTAAACCCAGACAGGCAGGTGTTTCCACAATATTATGCGCGTATTTTGCAACGCAATTAATATTGGCTGATAGAGAAAATCCTAAAAATGTTTTATTAATAGCCAATAATTTAGATTTATCTAAAGACAATTTATCCAAAGTTAAAGATTTTATTTTACAAGCCCCTAGGTGGTTTTGGGGTGAAGACTATTATGGAAGTGAAGAAAAAGAAAAGGAAAGTGTTTTTGTTAAAGATAATGAAAAGTATTTGGTGTTAAAAAATAATAGTCGCGTATGGGCCAAAAGTGCTGGAAAAAACAGTTCAAGAGGTTGTAGCTCAGTGGGTTACATACTGTTTGATGAGGCGGCTTTTATCGAGACACCCGAAACAATTACGTCTGCCCTTAGTACAACTGCTAGCTCTGCAATAAATATTGTGTTCGCATCTACAGCCAATGGGTTTGATCAAGTTTATCAACCAATTTACAGTAAATCTATAAAAGGTGAAAATAGTTATAAATTATCTGAATTTAGATGGTATCAAGATCCTAGATATAATAGAAATCTTAAATGGACTAAAAAAGATAAAATAACAGGTGAAATAACTAATATAATTGAACCTACTTTAAATGGGAGAGGGGATGTTAAATATGATGAAGCATATTGGGCTGAGATGGTACAAAAAGGGTTTAAACCTAGTAGTCCGTGGTATGATGGTATGTGTGAGAGGTATAACCATGACACAAAAAAAATATCACAGGAATTAGATGTTTCATTTTTAGGTTCATCTGGTACAGTAATAGATTCCGAAATAACGGAGGAACATAAAACAAAAAATATTAGAGAGGCTATATATGTTGATAATTTTTTCAAGGAGGCTTGGGTTTTTAAAGAACCAATTGAAAAGCATAAATATTTAATGTGTATTGATGCTAGTACTGGTTCTGGCGATGATTCATCTGTTATACATATTTTAGATGTTGATTATATTGACGAAAACGGTTTACCAAATATTGAACAAGTATTTGAATATCAAGGTAAAATACAAGGTGATATTTTAGGTGAATTAGCTAATCAATATGGTAGGTATTATGGTAATGCATTAGCAATTGTTGATTGTATTGGTAGTTCAGGAGATGCTTGCGTTTTAAAAATGCAAGAACTTGGCTATCCTAATTTATATTACGATGATCCAAACTTAAAAAAGGTTACTTCCGAAGAAGAAGGTAAATATGATGAGGATAAATCATCTAAAATGCCAGGTTTTCGTGCATCATCTGTTAGATTACAGATGATTATGAATTTTGAAAGAATGCTTCGTTTTTTTGAAGTCACACCACACTCTAAACGTTTTTTTGAAGAATTAAAAACTTTTATATGGAAAAATGGTCGACCCGATCATCAATCAGGATTTCACGATGATACTATAACCGCAATGGCTATGGGATTATTTGTTTTACAGTTCTCTTTTAAAAAATTAGAGGCAGTAAAAGAAAAGACTAAAGCTATATTAAGTTCAATGGTCTTAATTCAAAACGCTATTAACAATGTTGGTAATCATAAACTACCAGAAAATAAAATACCATTACCTTTTTTCACTCAAAAATCGTTAGATAAAAAATTAAATCAAAATAAACCAATTAATCCATACACTGCTATGAATATAATTGCTATGCAACAGATATTTGGCAGATAACGATTTAAAAAATTAAAAAATTAAATATATTATTAACAATATTATAACACATTATGGCTAAACAAACAAACATATTCAAAGACTTAACCGCTGCTGTTTTTACGGGTTTTGATAAAAATGTTGAACAGGAAATTAAAAAGGTTAAAAACTATAATTTTTCCAATTCACAACCGTTATATACAACTACCGATCAACAAGACTATGAGTCAACTAAAAAATTGATGGGTCAAGAAAAATACTTGGCTAATCAATGGGTTCGTTCTGGGTATAATTTAAGTCAACAAACATCTATGGTTACATCAAACTTAAAATTGATGTATCGAGATGCTGATTTAATGGATGGTTATCCTATGATTGGAGCTGCGCTCGATCTTCTGTCTGAAGAAGCTTGCGTCTTAAATACTAAGGGTCAGATACTTAACATACACTCAAAATCTCCGCGCATTAAAAACGTGTTAGAAGATTTATTTGTTAATAGATTGGATGGACATATTATAATTCCTATGTGGGTTAGAGCAATGGCTAAATAT